ATGAATGATATAGAAAAGCTCATCAGTAATAATGCCAACTGGTCCAAGACCATGATCGACGAAGATCCTGGCTTCTTTGAACGACTTTCCCAATCTCAAAAACCCCGTTTTCTGTGGATCGGTTGCTCCGACAGTCGCGTTCCCGCTGAGCAATTGACCGGGCTTGAACCGGGCGAACTGTTTGTTCACCGTAACGTCGCCAATCTGGTTATCCATACTGATCTCAACTGCCTGTCCGTTGTGCAATATGCTATCGACGTACTGGAAGTGGAACACGTCATCATTTGCGGTCACTACGGTTGCGGTGGCGTACAGGCAGCGGTTGAAAACCCTGAACTGGGTTTGATTAATAACTGGTTATTGCATATCCGGGACATCTGGTACAAACACAGTTCCCTGCTGGGCGAACTGTCACCAAATCAGCGTCTCGATAAATTGTGTGAGCTGAACGTCGTGGAACAGGTTTACAACCTCGGCCACTCCACCGTAATGCAATCAGCCTGGAAACGCGGCCAGAAAGTCACCCTGCACGGCTGGGTTTACGGCATTCAGGACGGACGACTGCGCAATCTCGAAGTCGACGCCACCAGCCGCGAAACGCTGGAACAGCGCTACCGTCAGGGCGTCTCCGCCTTACTGAACGGCAACCCGCAATAACAAGCCGCCCCACTCTACAGAAAATTAAAAAACAAAAGGCACAAAAATGTGCCTTTTTTATCATTTATTTTTCCTGCACTTATAACGCGATCACTATAAATCAATGAGTTATATGCGGTGTAAGCAGCTACAAGCCCTATAAAGATGCTTAGGTGTGGACACTATGTGGACACTCCAGCCCCGCTTTTCCCCTCAGTGGATTGAAGAAAATCGCGTCCTGCAGGAAGTCCGGAGCAAAGTGAGCATAGACCATTGTCTGGTTAATATTCGCGTGTCCGAGAATTCTTTGCAGGGTGATTATGTTCCCGCCGTTCATCATGAAATGTGTCGCAAACGTATGTCGCAGCACATGCAATGATTGCCCTTTCGGTAAGTCTGGCTTCACCGATTTCAATAGCAGCCGGAAGGTCAAATAATCGGCATCAGGAAAAAGTAATCCAGACTTCTGATTTTTGACTGCCTTACATACCTCATCTGAGATCGGGACTGTTCTAGGTTTGCCGTTTTTGGTGTTAAGAAAAGTCACTCGGTTATTAATGACATTCTCCACCTTCAAACTGCTTATTTCTCCCCAACGGCCACCAGTGCTCAAACTCAGGATCGCAATCCGCTTATTGTCCCCTTCCAAAACAGACAGCAACTTCTCAATTTCATCAGCAGACATAAAAGTCATGGATGATAGCTGACCTTTTAGCAACGTTACTCCATGCAACGGATTTTCAGCGTGGAATAAACCGGCTTCGTTCAGGTAAGTAAACAGGCCACTCAGCAACATCAAATTGCGGTTTACCGTCGTTGCCTTAACGCCCTTCGCCAATCTTAATGACTTAAATTTTGTAATAGCCAGGCTATCGATTTGAAAAGAACACGGGTCATCCATCAGGTTGCAGATGAATTCCAGTTTGGCTTTGTCGAGCTTGCCGTGTTTCACGTTCTGTCCGTGATAGAGCCACCACAGTTCTATCAGCTCGGATAACGGTCGTTTGTCTGCCGGTTTAGATAGCCATTCTTTGTCGTGATAATTCACCGCTACATATTTTTCGTAGGCGGCTGCTTCATGTTTTTTGTCGAACCTACGCCGGAAGCGCTTTCCGTTGCGCCCCTGCGGTCTGATGTCCACTTCATAACGACCATCATCGAGCTTCTTAATCGACATATTGAAGCCCTCCGGAATCGTGGGTACTGCAAAGACTCAGTGAATCTATAAAACGTAAAAAGTCGAAATGTAGCGTTAACCAGTCTTTTTGTCGGAGTGGGACGACGTTGTTTCGTCCTGCCCAAAGTGTGCGAGAACCGGCGCGATCTGTCCGGCTTCTGGGGAAATTTGATCAGTCATGAACCACATTGTGTATTTTGTGAACTTTGGATGCGCCAAAATTTTCATAGTGACGTCCGTCGGGGGAACAGATCTCCCGCTTTCGTAGTATGTCAAAGAACTGTATGGAACCCCTGTTAACTCCGCAAATTGCTTACGGTTAATCCTTTCGGATTCTCTGATGAGTCCAATCTTCTCTGCTATCGAGCTTGACATGTTTTCAAGATCCTCTAATAATTAGATGTACACGATATTTGAATTCAACATTATCTAAACATCTGTAAGTGTCGTTAAGCGACTATAAGCAGTTGTCGAGATCTGGGAAAGGTTAGCAGATGAGCAAACAAATCGTAAGTGTGTCGGATGTACTGCCTTATACGGAATTTGCCAAATCAATTGGCAAAACTCCCGCTGCCGTTAAGGCAATGATTGAGGCTGGCAAACTGCCGGTAGTCGAAATGCGTAACCCTGAAAATCCTACGGCTCGAGCAGAGAATTGGATCTACATTCCAGCATGGAATGCAGGCATGAAATTAGCTTTTGAAAAGCGTCCAAAAGAGATTCGCGACGGATGGCTAATGTGGCTTGGCTTGGGCGAGCCGAAGTAATACTTCGTTAGATTGATATTTAAGTTGGAGGAAAGCATGGCTAAAAATATTGGTTCCACAATTCAGGACAGTTTACTTTTTTTAGATTTTCAAGATGTAAATAAAGGAAGGACATTCGTCCTTTTAACTTCAATTATATCTATTCAACGAAATGCCGAAGGTGCTCTTATCACCTTAGATTCGGGACTGGAGATTTCAGTTCATTTAAGTGTCACAGCAGTCATGAGCACAATTGCATATGCCGTTAAGAATTGCCGCAGATCTCACCCCGAAGTAGCAGACACGATTCCTGCAATGTTTATTTTTGCCTTATCTGAGGAAGATAAGGCCAGTCTAGACCGGCCTATGGAAGCTATTAGATACGCTCGATAAAGCTTTTTAAATGCGGTTCTATTGGGAATTTTTGATCAATTAGATGAGCAATTTCATTCACAAGACCTTTGAGTTCAGATCCTAAAGCACTCGCCCCATCGGGGGTTTCGATGGATTTTAACAGTTTTACTAAATCTGTCAGTTGAGCGCGAACCTTGGCTTCTCTACTCATAAATGTCTCCTTTTGTAATGTGTTTAAACCTGAGTCATCTCGCGAAAGATAATCAGGCTGAACAACTTTACCATATGAATCATGGTGAAAGAGTGCATGTTTCCATTTCAGGCACTCGAGCCAACATAGGATAGGTGAAGATGAGTATCTCAGTTGCACCACTGCTGAAAAGACAAAGCCCTTCCCGCAGTTTTGGGCATGGCTGGATTGAGCTACCAGGTGGCAAACGCTGGAATCCAGCTAAACCACAAATGTTTTCAACCGGTTCGATCCGGAAGCCCTTCTACAAACGCTTCTTTGGTTGAGGTGTCTATGCAATCGCAAACATTGAGCTATTCGGAAAGTATCCCGAAGGAAAAAAGAGAGGCATGTTTTCAGCATATTATCGGGATCCGAAAAATGCTGACCAGCCAGAAAAATATTGCGCAGGAAACGTTTGATGAAAGTACGCCGACCATGCGCAAATTGATCTGCTTCCATGCTGGATTGAAAAGTCGTCATATCAATATGCGTTTCTTTGAATTGGCGCACAGTGAAAGAATAAAGGTCATTGAAGCACTTAACTCACTCATTGAGTTTGGTAACGCGCTTCCGGCCTTTATTAGTGAAACCGACTCAGTTCTCAACATAGAACATTAATACATCTGAAATTTAATTGGCGTTCAACCCGCCGGGCATTCTTTTGCCTAAAAACAGGATTGGATAATGGAAGAAATCATAAATGAAGCTCGTTCTGACGAACGTTTAAATCGTGCAGCCGTATTCGCTGCACGTCTTGAGGCTATCGCATGTTTCATCATCAAGCAGGCAATGACCGGCACTGAAGCCGCCGAAGCTTTACGCGTTGAGGCTACCCGCATCCAAAACGAAGCGGGAGAATTTCATTAATGGCTGATGTTATTGACGCTGCCCAAGAACGAGCGGACCTGATCTTAGAGTCACAAATTCAAGCTGCCCGCATAAGCACTACGGGCGCTTCCTCCATGTATTGCCTCGACTGTGACCGCCCTATTCCTGAAGAACGCCGCGCAGCTCTGCCTGGCGTTGAGCTGTGTGTCTATTGCAAGGAAATCAGTGAGCTAAACGCTAAGCATTACCGAGACAGTAAGTGATTTTGTTCTCGATGGCATTGCTCATTCTGGCTGGCATCAATGCTGGCTATCTGCTCATTGATATCAAAGACGGTTTGTAATGCAGAACAATCGCTTTACTTCTCAGACTGAAACGCCCGATGTTTGGGCGTTCCCCTGGAATAAACCTCTAGCCCCAATCAGCCCCCAAGAAAGGCCGAGACCGCTTACCCGTGATGAATACGATCAGGGGCAAGCTGTTTTAATCAAAGTAAAAAACCTCTCTAAAGACCTGCAAGAAATTTTCACTGGCCGCCATAAGTACCTACTCAAAACTCAGGGCATTCACGCAGCAAATAAATATCTGGTTTATACACTTGGCCGCAGCACCCTTCCGCGTGTCGATGCAGTTAATAAAGCCCATGCAATGAATATCAATGCCACCATGAAATTTATCTCAGAGGCCGATGTTTATCACCAGTTACCAGGCATGAGCGACAAACCGCTACGTCGTTTCACACAGAATATTGCAGGACAATTGAAGGCCATTTATGAAGACCGTTGCGATCAGCTGTTGGCTGAACATGGTGGAGATTACGCGGTACTTCTTCACTCTGATACGCAATGCGCTCTGTATCGTGATATTGCAGGAATGTCGCGAGCTTTCAACGTTAGCCCGATGTATTGGACAAAATTCAGTAAAGGCAAACTGGATGCAACGTCTGCCATCGCTGGCATGTCACGCTTGGTCAATCCTGACTGGTGGTTAAGTCAGTTGAAAGGCCAGCGTACCCGCTGGCGTGAGTCTTTACTTATTGCAATCGGCAAGGTTAACCGTGACGCCTCCCCCTATGCCAGTAAGCAGGCTATCCGTGAAGTTCGCTCCCGCCGTCTGTCGAATCTGGATTATCTAAAAAGCCGTGACCTGGAGAATGTCGAAACCGGTGAACGCATCAGTCTGATCGACAAAGTGATGGCGAGTATTTCAAATCCTGAAATCCGCCGTATGGAATTGATGAGTACGATCGCTGGCACCGAAAAATATGCTGCCGCGAATGGTGACGTCGGGATGTTTCTGACCATCACCACCCCTTCTAAATTTCACCCGACCCGCATGGTGGGTAAAGGTGATAACAAGCGTGTTCAGCGAAATCACTCCTGGGACAAAGAGGCATATACGCCTAAAGATGCACAGCGTTATCTTTGCGGTATCTGGAGCAAAATGCGCACCGCGTTCAAAGACAGTGGCCTATCCGTTTATGGTATGCGTGTAGTAGAACCTCACCACGACGCGACCCCGCACTGGCACATGATGCTATTCACCAAGCCTGCCATGCGTAAGCCCGTGATCGATATCATGCGTAAATACGCCATGAAAGAAGACGGTGACGAGCGCGGCGCTGCAAAGAACCGCTTTGACTGTAAGCACCTGAACCGAGGCGGTGCCGCTGGCTACATCGCTAAGTACATCGCGAAGAATATCGACGGTTATGCATTAGAAGGCGAACGCGACCACGAGACTGGCGAGCTTCTGACTGACTCCGCTGCTGCTGTTACTGCCTGGGCTGCAACATGGCGTATACCGCAGTTTCATCCCATCGGTTTACCTACGATGGGTTCCTACCGTGAGTGTCGTCGGATACGTTCCATCAGTCTGACTGAAACCTTTGACGAAGAAGTCGAAGCCGTTCGCGCTGCTGCTGATGACGGTGACTTTATGGCGTACATGACTGCCCAGGGCGGCGCTAATGTACCTCGTGACGATCAGACGGTGCGCGTAGCACGTCGCGTTGCCAATGAGCTGAACGCTTACGATGAAGAAGTGAAAAAAGTTGTGGGCATTTTCGCGCCCCACCTCGGCGAATCACATGTATATGAAACGCGCACCACTCAATGGCGCATCGTTGCTTCTGCCGTTGATTCTGAGGTTTTGACCGTAAAAAGCGCCTCCGGCGCGCCTCGGAGTCCTGTCAATAACTGTGGGTTAGGTGAAAAGAAGCTGGCCGCAAATTGGCGTGATAACAAGGCTGGGAGCGACGCTACTGCGTCCAATTCTGACAACCTGCGAGTTATTAACTGGACAGACACTGCCGCCGTGAAGGTGATTGTGGCGCGTATACGTGAGAAGGCGCCGAGAGTCAGCAAGACGCAGTGCAGTTTCGACCCGACAAAAGGTCGTGACGTGGCTCCGTCGGCAAGATTGACATCAGAAGAACGGGCACGCTTGCCGGAAATCGAACGCGCATTGATGAAACACAACATCACGGCGGAACGCTGGGAGCTGGAAGTGTTAAGCCGTGGGGCGAAAATCAGCTTTGGGGATCTGGTTATGAGTTTTGAACCGCTGCCTGATTGGGCAGAATTTGAATGATATGTACTAGCTTAGACTTGATCCGACAGATTTCGTAGGTAGATAGAACATCATCAAATGATGACAGTCTGGTTTGAGCGAGGAGCGGACCTTGAATTACTATATACTCACAAAAGTGAATGATACTGCTACCAAGATGCTCACATAAGGACCGAGGATTGGGCGGAGCAAAACTTATCGCCTGCCACCCCCAGTTTATCAGGAAGGGTACTGCTAGTAATAACAAAAGAGCATTGAAAAGCGGCCCCAGCGTCATACAGGGCGAAATGGTATAATCCATCTGGTGGCCGACAGTACCCGTCTTGTGCGGATTTTATTCTTCCTGTGGTGGGTTTTGTTTAAAGTAAAAGGTTATTTTACTTTCTTCAGCTGAGCTTTCAAAACTGAAACTGAAATTTTTAAAGTCGTCACCTAGACCGTTTTTATCAAACTTCTTACAACTTAAATTACCCCACATATCCTCACAGCATATCGAAAAAACCTTGGGATCAGCTTTCCTTTCGTTAAGTAAGTAATTACCAAATGATTCTTTAGATAATGTGTTTGATATTCCAGAAAAAAGTGATAACTCAACATCATTATCGTTGCACTCAACTCCAATCCATTGGTGTATTTTAAAAGTTATTTCATTAAAATTAATGCCGTTTATTATAATTTTCCCCGTGTCAAAATCGGAAACTATTTTGTTGGTTTGAATAGAAGATTGCAATAATAAAGCAAATTGAGATCTCGTTAAACCAGATAGAACATTATCGTTTTTTAAAGTGTCTTGAATGATATCTGTAAAATTTGACATTTTTATATTACCATCGCCCATAAAACCCTTGAGAATATCAGAGTTGCTAAGGTAGTCTTTTAAATATTTAATCTCTGTGTGTTTGTAGTAGTAACACTTATCAGAAATGCAGAGTACGCCAATGGCTGGATTTGCCAAGAAATTAGTATCGTTATCATAATATCTGCTCAGTTCGCTTTTCTTGGCATTACTTGAAAATGCAAATAGAACGGTAGGAGACTTCCCACCAATTGATCGAAATCTTCTAAATTTTTCAATTGTTGTTTCTAGTTCTTTCGCTGTTAAAGTTGATTTAACCTCAATGTTATATCTAACTGCTTCGATAGGAACGAAGGCAAGATCATTATTTATATATGGCGGTAATATTTCATTATCATAAATGATAACATCACTTTCATTTGATTGCTCTCCACATGAGTTCTCAATTATACCTCTTGAAATCTCATACTTTCTTGGAATAACGTCTTTTATTATTTTTATCAACTCTACTTCATTCAAACCACCCTTCACCCCCTGGTGTTCTACATTTTTATTTACAGCAAACTCTTGTTTCAATGTTTTTATCCTAGATGATATTTTTTCTGAAATAATACTCATATCAAGGTTCCCCCTCTCTTTCGATTACTATTGATTTTATAAATTGTGAAACATCCAACACTATTAAGTACTGTATATATAATAATTAAATAATGTTCAAACTCACCATAACCACGAGATTTTCTATGAATTTCACTTTTAATTCGTTTTTCTAACTCGCGCTTTCGATTTACTTGCTGGAAAATCTTAGACATCCGTAAAATCTCCTGCATCGGGTCTTAATGCAATCCCTTAAACGGCTCCGTAACGCCGTGTAGGCGCTTTTGTTGTTCGCCCTTAATCTTACTCTGTTCTCGTTCTGGTGGCTCTACGAGGCTAGAGTGATAATGGCTGTAAATCCATCATTCACAGCCTTACTCAAACGTTTAGCTACACTAGTCAAATTTTCTGCCTCTTTAGTGAAGATAGCTTTCCGTAGCACCTGTCGTTTCAGCAATTCCAGAGGTATCGATACCTAATTAAGCATTCCACGGCTTAATGATTTGTAGTAATGCTGAACTGTATGGTGTGTAGTGCGACTTCCCTCTATGCCTCGTCCCAATCTCAGCTTTTTCCCTGACTCTGCATATGAACTCTGGTCATCACGCATTTTAGAACGGTTACCAATAAACTCTTTTGCGGATAACCTTCCATCATCTGTCAACAGCACCACAAATACAAAAAGATGTGGTGTAGCTTCATCGCGATGAACCACAGCAGCCACAACACGATACTTTCCGTATTTTTTTCAAGCTACTGCTCATAATGGGCGAAAAATTCAGCCTGCTGTTATGGACTTGCTGTCATAACGTACTCGAGGGCTAATACAGCATCCTTTAGGCGTTTTTCCGGTATAAATCCTATAATCAGTCCATTGCCTGATCTGACGATTCGGACACATCGTATTCATTTTTTTGGTGTACGTTCAACATCAGCGTTAGGCATCTCCCGCTCTCAGTAACAGCGTTGCAACGCACTGGCAACGCTTCTCATTTCTACCAGTTTTTTGCAGCGAAACATCGCGTAGTTCGCCAAACACAACCCTCATTCCCTTAAATACGGAAATTAATAATATTTCTCATGCGCCTGAATGAAGCAACTGTAACTTAAAGTGCGTACACTCAATAATCTCTGCTGGCAGTGATGGCGAGCGGGAACTTTTGATAACTCACTTTCAACATCAACTTACCCCCTTGTTCCAAGTTGACTCACACATTATCATTTCGGCAACGACCGCATTTGGCACAAAGCTGCCTGTCAGGTAAGTTTAGTTGTGTAAGGTCAAATCTGAGCTCACCCATATGATGTGCATCAAGCACATCATATGGGTGAGCTATGCATGTATTATGCGCATGGTTTTGCATGATCCCGAAAGGATCAAAAAACACCTGCTCGACCCTCTGCCAGTACTTTGCGACGATCTCGGTCATGCATTAAAAACGGTGAACTAAGTCAGAAGCGGGCAGGCGGGTAACATTGCGCGCGCCGAGGGCAGCCCTGAAAGTTTCTTGTGGTGTGATAAGACGCTTGGGCTTGTGAAGCGAAAAACCGGCGTTAGGAAAATTACTGACTTTATTAAAAATTATGATATTTTATGTTATGAACAAATCTCACATAAAATTTCGAGGATCCCATGCCTGTTAGTATTTCTAGGATTGAAATATCGAATTTCAGATCAATACAAAAAATGGTTATTGATAGCGCAAGGTTACAGATAATTGTTGGGAATAACGATGCGGGTAAATCAAATATACTAAGAGCCCTAAATCTATTTTTCAATCATGAAACTAATCCGGGAGAGAGTTTCAACTTTACGACTGACTATAATATTTACTCCGCTAACAAAGAATCAAAAAAAGCACGCGAAATAAAAGTAAAGTTGATTCTTGAGATTCCTTCAAGTTACCATGCCACAAATGGGGACCTGATAGAGTGGACTAAATCATGGCGATCAGGCGGTTTATATGATGAAAAAATTCTGGGTATCAAATCGTCAAATGGCCCAAGGGGAGGAAGACGATCTGAAAAAATAGAAATACCTCCTAGATCCAACATGAAACAACTCCTCAGCAATGTTAAGTATGTATATATCCCTGCGGTAAAGGACAAAGAATATATAGCAAAGCTTAGAAGTGAGATTTACTTTGTTGTCAATGAAGTCTTTAACGAAAACTTTAACGATTCTAGCAAAGCATTCGAAAAAAGCATTGCTGAAAACCTTCACGAGTTGACCAAAGAAATTAGCGAGTCACTTGGATTTAATTCAGCTCTTTCATTACCACGAGACCTTAGTAGTTTATTTGGAAACTTAGATTTCCTGAATGATATGAAAATATCACTCAATGAGCGAGGCGATGGCGTTAAAGCACGTCACATACCTCTAATATTGAAATTTATTGCTGAGAAAACTAAAACTTTACAAGCTAGAGGTAACCCGCCTTATACATTTATTTGGGGTTATGAAGAGCCTGAAAATAATCTTGAACTGACTTCAGCTATAAAGTTAGCACTTCAATTTAAAAATTTTGTACCTGAACCTGTTTCTCAATTGCTCATTACCACCCACTCTCCAGCTTTTTATAATCTATCTAAGCATGATGAAAACGTTAAGTGTTTATTCATAGAAAAAGACAAGACTGATTTAACGTACTGTGATAGCGACTATGCACTGCTTGATGACAAGATGGGAGTAATGGAGTTACTTTCACCTTATATTGAAGAAGTTAGGTCACGCATAGAAAACATAGAGTCCGTTAGTCAACTTGGTGACGTGAAAGCTGTTATTTATGTCGAAGGAATGAGTGATAAAATAATTATAGAGAAAGCGATATCTCTTTATATTCCTGATCGAATAGAGACCATTGAGATTGTTACCAAGGACTATGGCGCTGGTACCAACTACGTCAGTGATATGTTGAAAGCATATTTTCATATGCACAAGCATCATAAAGATAAATTCAAGTGTGTAGGAATAGTTGATGCCGATGATGATGGTAGGAAAGTTAAACAAGAGCTCGGGAATATTCAGGATGTGGGAGAATCAGTGAAGTGTTACCTTTTACAACCTACGCAGGATATTATTGATGCAAAAAAAGATGGGTTCTTAATCCCTGGAGTACTAGAGTGCAACTATCCTATCCATATATGGGAAGAAGAACTAGAAAACGGAAAGCTTGAGCAGAGGGAGAAACTTGGTGATATTCTCACTGAAAGCAAAAATAATGAATTACTAAAATCTGATGTTTCATTATATAAGCATTTAGAGGGAAAGCCGTATCGAATTAAAGTTGAGAATTTTGTCCATAAAGATAGAAAATTACCTTTGGCGAATAAGATTGCCTCATTAGAGGACGCTGAAGCTAGGGTTTGCTTAGGTTTCTTAGAGAAAACTCTCAAAGAGATTGAAAAGTTTCTATTCAACTCTTAGAAGAAAATTTAGGTCAGTGGGTTACACTGACCTATCAATTTGACTATATATATTGAGATGTAAGCTCATAAAAGGTAAACCTAATCACCTCCTCCCCAAACCACGCATTCAACTCCTTAAACCGTTCCTGCAACGGCGTCAGTTCGTTACGGACAAATACCTGTGACGCCTTAACCGAATCACCAAATCCGCCGCTGTTCTCCGGAATAATCCCCATCATCTGCGGCGGTACGCGGTGCGCGCAGAGCAAATCGTTCTGGCTGGCTTTCTTGATGTTAAAGAAATCGTCTTTCGTCGCGACTTCACTCAGTGGCAAAATCTTGATCCCGTCCGGTTTGCCGTTCGGCGCGTACATAAACAGGTTACGGAAATTGCCCAGACCTTTCGTGTCCCGCATCGCTTTACGCATCTGATCGATGTCCGAGCTGCTTTGTGCTGCGTCGGTCATGTACAGGATATATCCGGCGTGCGCGCCGTTCTGATAGTACTTGCGGCGAAACAGCGTGGCGGCTTCATTCAACCAGGCGGAATTCAGGGCGCTGAGATATTCCGGCAGGCCATACAGCTCCTGGTTAATGTCCGGCTCAATCAGATGAAACACGCTGCCGGCTTCAAACTGATGCGCATCCTTCCACTGCTGCACAAACCAGTAAGTATCCTGCTCAACACCACGCCGCGCATATTTGGCGGGCACCGTTTTCATCACCACCGCGTCGCCGAGCTGGTTGCGGATCACTTCTAAAAACGCATTCCCAAATACCAGGTAATCCAGGGCAAACCGGCTGAACTCCTGCTGTGATAGCAGCGGATGCGGTACAAAGGTCGAGGCCAGAATATTACGTTTCACATACAGCGACGAACTGTGGTGCACCGCTGCCCGCAGCGTGCGAGCCAGGCCATCAAAGCTGACCGGCGGCTCATACCACTGGCCGTTCCCCGTGCATTCGATGTAATCCAGGATTTCACGGCGGTCTAGCACCGGCGTCGGGTCGCCAAAGCTGAACGCCTCCGCCCTGCCTGTCTGCTGGGCGACTGCTGTGACGGTGGTCTGTGCTGCCTTGCGAAATTTGCGCTTACTCATAATTAATAAAACTCCAGGATGTTAGGGCTTTGTCCACCGTTGGCGGCGGTCAGAGGTTCGTTGAGCAGTGCGTGCATGATTGCCCAGGCAACATCTGCGTGGCTGGCTTCCTCGCTCCGGCTGGCCTCATAGGTTGAGCGGCTGCCGCTGGCGGTCATGGTTTTGCGGATCGCCATGAATGACGAGGTGATGTCTTTATGGTTGGTGTCGTACTCCAGGCGGCCGGAGGTGATGCTGTCTTTCGCTTTCAGCACCATTTTCGTTTTTGTTTCCGGGCTGTAGCGGATTTCCATTGCAGCGGGGAAGAACTGCCGGACAAGCTGGAAAACGCCCTGACCGATGCCGGTGGCATCAATGCCGATATATTCCACGCAGTAACGCTTTGTGAGTTCCTCAATACTTTTCGCCTGGGCGGCAAAATCCATTCCTTTCCACTGATGGCGTTCCAGCACGCGGAATTTGCCGCCGTCCACCAGCGGCGGAGCCACGACGGCGCAGCCTGCGCTGTCGCCCGTGTGTGACGGGTCGTAACCAATCCAGACGGCGCGATAACCAAACGGACGCGTCGCAAACGGGCTGAAATCCTCCCATTCCTCCGCGCTTTCCACCATGCAGCGTTGCAGCTCGGCGAACGGGAACACGGACGCCTGATCGTCTACAAACTCACACATGAACAGGTTCCGGAAGTCCTCCGCGCTGTTCTCCTGTTTCAGCGTGTCGATGTTAAACAGGTTGCAGCCACCGGCTAACGCATCCTCAATGGTGACGATTTGCCGCCACTGCCCGTCGCCGCAAAGCTGCCCTTTAGCCAGGGCGTGATGGCTGATATCTAGCTCAATCCTGTCGTTGCGATCTTCCCGCCCTTTGTTGAACAGCTCGCCTGACCAGAACGGGTAAGCACCGTGTGTCAGTGCCGACGGCGTGGAAAAATAGGTGGTGCGCAGATGTTCCTGCGACGCCATGCCGCTGGCGACCTTGCGCAGCTTCTGGAAGTTGGGGATCCAAAAGATTTCGTCCACGTACAGGTCACCGTTATGGCTTTGTGCTGTGTTGGAGTTAGTGCCTAAGAAAATCAGTTTTGCGCCGTTGTTGCCGATTACAATCGGGTCGCCGGTCAGCTCGACATCGACCTGGCGGGCAAACTGAATGATGTACTCACGAAACACGTAAGCCTGGGTTTTACTGGCCGACAGAAAAATCTGGTTATGGCCGGTTGCCAGGGCGCGCAATAACGCCTCACGCGCAAAGAAGAACGTTGCGCCAATCTGGCGGGATTTCAGGATGTCGCGGATACGATGTTTAAGCCCCGCGTCATACCACACACGCTGGTACTGGAAGCACTGAGCCAGAAAAATCCCCTCCAGTTTCTCCAACGCCTCGTCACTGAAATAGTTCTTAGTCGGCTTCTTACGCTCACCCTTATTTCGGTTGGCAACGTTCGGGTTTAAATCCACCTCGTTCCCACTTTTCCCATAGCGGTTCACCCTTGCCAGGCGTTCCATCAACCGACCTAGCGCCTCCATTTCCTTGTAATCCGCATTCCCTTTGACGTCTTTGGTGGTGAGCTGGATAAGGCGCGCTTCCAGGCTGGATTCCACGCGGGAAATGGGCGCGGCGTTGTCCCAGGCGTCGCGTGTTTTCCAGCTTTGCACCGTCGGTATTTTTTGGGTCAGCAGTTCCGCAATCTGACGCACTGAAAACCCCTGCCAGTAAAGCAGTGCCGCCTGTCGCCGTGGGTCGCTGATGATGGTTGAGTTTGTCATTTTCATGACTGCCACGTTAACGGGCGGCCTGCTGATTTTCCTGCTGTCCACGTTGTGCCATCGAGCATCAACCCGCATCGGCTGGCGGTGTCGGGCGTGTGTCTGGAAACTTGGATTTCTCAGAAGCACACACCGACTGGAGTCAGAAAATGGCAATGGCAACAAAAGCAAAGCGCTTTCGTATCTGTACCGAAGGGGCAACCACCGACGGACGCGAAATCACCCGCGACTGGATTGAACAGATGGCGGCGACCTATGACCCGAAAGTCTACGGCGCACGCATCAACATGGAGCACATCAAAGGGTATTTCCCTGACAGTGCGTTTCGTATGTACGGCGATGTCACCGGCGTTTATGCCGAAGAAGTGGCAGACGGCGCGTTGAAAGGCAAGCTGGCACTGTATGCCGATATCGACCCGACGCCGGATTTAGTGTCGATGGTGAAAGCCCGTCAGAAGGTTTACACCTCCATCGAAGTGAACCCCTCGTTTTCCGATACCGGCAAAGCCTATCTGATCGGCCTGGCCGTGACCGACAGCCCCGCCAGCCTCGGCACCGAGTACCTGCAATTTAGCGCGAAGGCACAGCAAAACCCGCTGGCGAGCCGCAAACAGGATGCCGGAAACCTCTTTACCGCCGCCGAAGAAACGGCGTTCGAGTTCGTGGAGGAAGTACCGGCTGCCCCGTCGCTGTTCTCCCGCGTGAAACAGCTGCTTTCCAGCAAATCGGCCTCAGATGATGCCCGTTTTAAAGACGTGCATGACGCAGTGGAAGTCGTTGTGTCTCACGTCGAAACCGGCCTGCAAGCCGGTGACGAAAAGCTGTCTGCGCTGAAAACCTCGCTGACGGAACGCCTGAACGCACTGGAACAAGCCGCGAAAGATGACCGCGAACAGTTCAGCACGCTGAAAGGCAAGCTGGAAAAATCCGCCCCGCAGAACTACACGCAGCGCCCTGTTTCAAGCGGCGGCGGCAAGGGTGATGCAGCCAATTTCACCGACTGCTAAGTACAACACTCGCAATTAACCCGTACACAAATTTGGAAAAAAACGCATGAAACAAACAACCCGCTTTCAATTTAACGCCTACCTGTCCCGCATTGCCGAGCTGAACTCGGTGGACACCGGCGACCTGGATAAAAAATTCAGCGTTGAGCCGTCGGTGACACAGACGCTGATGACCCGCGTGCAGGAATCTTCCGCCTTCCTCCAGATGATTAACATCATTCCGGTGGATGAAATGAAGGGTGAAAAGGTCGGCGTGGGTGTCTCCGGTTCGATTGCCAGCACGGCAGACACCAGCGGCACCGGTGAACGCCAGACGGCTGATTTTAATACCCTGACCGCTGAGGGTTATGAGTGCCGCCAGACGAACTACGATTTCCATTTCCGTTACGCCACGCTCGATCTCTGGGCGCGCTATCAGGATTTCCAGGCGCGTTTACGTGACGCCATCGTGAAACGCCAGGCACTGGATCGCATTACCATCGGCTTTAACGGCGTTGAGCGTGCGGCGACATCTAACCGCGCTAAAAACCCGCTGTTGCAGGACGTGAACGTGGGCTGGCTGCAAAAGTACCGCAACAACGCGCCGGAGCGCGTGATGAGCAAAATCCTCGGGGATGATGACGCCGTGATTTCCGCGACCGTCCGCGTCGGTGCAGGCGGTGACTTTGAGAACCTCGACGCGCTGGTGATGGATGCCACCAACAACATGGTTGACCCGATTTATCAGGACGATACCGGCCTGGTGGTGATCTGCGGTCGTCAACTGCTGGCGGACAAGTATTTCCCGCTGGTGAACAAAGCGCAGGAGAACTCGGAAAGCCTGGCGGCGGATATGATTATCAGCCAGAAACGCATCGGTAACTTACCGGCGGTGCGCGTGCCTGGCTTCCCTGCCAATGCCTTCATGATCACCCGCCTGGATAACCTGTCCATCTACTGGCAGGACGGTACGCACCGCCGTCACATCGAAGAAGTGCCGAAGCGTGACCGCATCGAAAACTACGAATCCATTAATGAGGATTTCGTGGTGGAAGATTACCGCGGCGGCTGCCTGGTCGAAAACATCCAGCTCGGCACCTTCAAAACCACCGCGCCTGAATCAGCGGAATAAAGGGGGACGTCATGATTAGCCCTTGCCGTCGTCACATGTTGCGACAGTCAGCCATTATGGCCGCACAGCAGGCCGCCGGTCAGTTGACCCATGCCACCGGCTACGAACTGCAAATGCAGAAGCTCAATGCGGATAAACAGGCACTGCACAAACTCCAGTCCTTCCAGGCGAAAGCGGAACAGAAACGCAAGCTGTTGCCGGAATACGCCCCATGGGTGTCGGGCGTACTCGCCGAAGGGAACGGCGCGCAGGATGCCATCCTGATGACCGTGATGATCTGGCGTATTGACGCCGGTGATATTGCCGGTGCGCTGAACATTGCCCGCTACGCCTTTAAGCACCGGCTCGCGATGCCGTTCGGCACCCGCACGGCGGGATGCGCTTTCACTGAGGAAGTGATCGACCAGGCTGTACGTGCCCGCACCGCCGGTGAACCGGTCAGCGTTGAGCTGATGCTGGAAGTGCTGGAACTGACTGACGCTGAGGATATGCCCGATAAAGTCCGTGCCCAGTTGCACAAAATTATCGGCTATCTCTACCGCGACGGCGGCAAGGACACCTTAGCCCTGGCGCGTCTGAAAAGTGCCTTAATTCTCGACGGCAAATCAGGCGTTAAAAAAGACATTGAGCGCCTGGAGTCTGCCATTAAAAAGGCGTCCGGAAGCTAAAAAGCATGCGCCCCGCGCAGGGCGGCACGCCAGCCGAGACCGGTCTTTGACCTTGTTCGACGCTGGCGTCCACCGCCCCCCATTCAGAGGTCACTATGTCCCTTGTTGTACCTGCACCAAAGCCGGACGCCGCGACGGAACCCGCGATTAAAAATACGCACTTTTGGCCTGATGTGGATCCGGTTGAACTGCGTGACACGCTGCGCCTGGAGGGCACCGTCACGGCGAAAAGGCTGCGCACCGCCGCAAAGTTTGCCATGACCGAAGTGAACGCCGAGCTGTTCAGCTTTCGCGATGCACAGATTGCCCAGGGATTTAATCGCCTGGCTGATGTCCCCGCCGATCAGATTGATGACGAAAGCGTGAAGGTCTGCGCCTATCAGCGCGCCGTTGCGTCTATCTCTGCGGCCTTCCTGGCGGAGCGTTACCCGAATAACGACACCACCGATAAAGGCAGTAAAAAGGCCGAAATCGTGGAAAGCACGGTTGATGATTTATGGCGGGACGGGCGCAACGCGATCAGCGACGTCGCCGGTGTCTCTCACTGCATCATCGGGCTGCTCTGATGAAAGTCATTGCCGAGCAAGGCGACACCGTCGATTCGCTGTGCTGGCGGTACTACGGGCGTACCGAGTCGGTAATGGAACAAGTTTACGCGGCTAACGTTGGCTTAGCCGCACAGGGGGCAATTCTGCCCCATGGCTACGCGGTGGAGCTGCCGGATATTACCCAGGCCGCAGTCAGTGAAACCGTCTCACTTTGGGACTGATGACCATGGAGCGCATCACCTCGTTTATCTGTTATTGCATTGCCGTGTTTCTGGCCTGGCTGGGGGGAATGTCTTATCAGGATATTGCCTTTTTAGTCGGTGCAGCCGTCGGCGTCGCGACCTTCCTGGTGAACTGGTACTACCGGCGAAAAACCTACCGCCTGCTGAAAGCAATGGGCATCAGAGGGGACATTAATGCAGCCATCAATCGTTAGACGCTGCGCCGTCGCCGCAGTACTTGCGATTGCCGCGCTGCTGCCGCAAACGCCGACGTTGAAAACCTCCGCCGCCGGTCTGGCACTGATTGCGGATTTTGAAGGCTGCCGCCTGTCCGCCTACCAGTGCAGCGCGGGCGTCTGGACAAACGGCATCGGGCACACCGCAGGCGTGAAGCCGCAGACCCATATCAGCGAACGGCAGGCTGCCGTGAATCTGGTGGAAGACGTGATGCGGGTGGAGAAAGGGATTGCCCGATGTATGGCGATCACCATGCCACAACCGGTGTATGACGCCGTGGTGTCCTTTGCGTTTAACGTCGGCGTGACGGCGGCCTGCAAATCAACGTTAGGGTTTTTCATCAATAAAGGCCGATGGCGTGACGCCTGCGAACAGTTGCCGCGCTGGGTGTTTGTTAAGGGCGAGCGCGTCACCGGCCTGGAGCGCCGCCGCGCGAATGAGCTGGCCTACTGCCTGCGGGGGGGCTGATGCGCGTTTTAATTTTATTACTGCTGGCAGCCTGCGCGCTGGCGGGGCTGCAAACCTGGCGTATCGGTGGCCTGACTGAAAAAGCCGACCAGGCGCAGCGCATCATCGGCACGCTGTCCGCCGGTATTGAGAGCCGTGATGCTGCCATTAACCGCCTGAGCGATGATGCACTGAGACGCGAACGCCAGGAACAAAGCCTGCGCGCACAGCTCTCACAAGCGGGGCAGTTAGCACGGGATCGTGAAGTTCATATTCAAAGGTTACTTAATGAAAATCAGGAAATGCGCGATTGGTACGGCACTCGTCTGCCTGATGGCATTGGCCGGATGCACTCGCGTCCCACCTTTGCCAGCGCCGCAGATTATTTACGTTGGCTGTCCGGCGGTAACCAGTTGCCCGATACCGGCAAGCTCACCGGCCACTAACGGCGATTTAAGCAGTGATGTCAGAAACCTGGAGGCCGCGCTGACGGCCTGCGGCCTCCAGGTGGAAGCGGTCAAACAATGCCAGGAGGAACACCGTGTTAAAACCCGCACAGCTGCGAAAAGCCTTAACTGACGCCGTACCGGTGCTGCAAACCAGCCCCGACACCTTGCGGATGTTTGTGGACAACGGGCGCATCGTTTCCACGTTAGCCAGTTCGCTGTCGTTTGAATACCAGTATCAGACCGAGCTGCTGATCACCAACTTTGCCCAGGACTGCGATTTGATTATTGTGCCGATTCTGGCCTGGCTGCGTGAGAACCAGCCGGACATCATGGCGACACCGGAAAAGCAGCAGACCGGCTTTAAATTTAAGGCCGATATGCTCGATGATGGTTCTTACGATATCGCTATTGACGTGCAACTCACCGAGCGCGTGATTGTGAAACAGATTGATGCCGGTCTGTACGTGGAGCATTTTCCGGAACCGCCACTGCCGGAGCCGGTGGAAAGGCCGCGTGAACTCTACCTGCACGGCGAGTTAGTGAGTCAGTGGCATGAGTGAACTGTCAGCCTTTGATACCCGACTGGCGGGGCTGATTTCCGCGCTCTCACCGCAAAGCCGGAAGGCGATGGCGGCAACCATTGCGAAGCGTCTGCGCAAACATCAGCAGCAGCGCATTAAGCAGCAGGTTACACCGGAGGGGCAGCCCTTCACGCCCCGCCGTCCGCAGCCTCTGCGGGCAAAGAAAGGCCGCATTAAGCGTGAAATGTTCGCCAAACTGCGCACGGCAAAATACATGAAGGCCAAAGGCACCGCTGACGACGCCGTGGTGGAATTCACCGGCCAGGTTCAACGCATGGCGAAGGTGCATCAGTACGGGCTGCGGGATCGTCCGTCTGTACGTGCAAAAGAAATGCAGTATACGGCGCGCCCGTTATTAGGGTTGGATGGGGAAGATATGAAGATTGTTGAGAATGAATTGCTAATAGTATTATCACTAGCTTGACCTGACTCAACTACGGCACAGAGCCAAACCTAATCTGACAGGCAGCTCTGTGCCATAAGCGGACATTTTGAACTACCTAACGTTATATTTTCTCCTGATTGACGCGTGACGAAAGTTCCTGATGGCTCTCTTTTCGTTCGCTGTAGCGATCGGCAAGGTAACTGCTTTGCCCCTTGAACAGGAGAGTGATTTTAAATAACTCCTCGGCGACATCGACAATGCGGTCATACCAGGACGAAGGTTTCATTCGCCCGTTTTCATCGAATTCCTGCCAGGCTTTAGCGACTGAAGACTGGTTAGGAATAGTGAACATCCTCATCCAGCGGCCAAGAATTCGCATCTGGTTCACCGCATTAAAAGACTGCGAGCCGCCACATACCTGCATTACAGCGAGAGTTTTGCCTTGAGAAGGGCGGACCGCGCCTTCGCTTAACGGGATCCAGTCGATCTGGGCCTTCATCACCGCACTCATTGCCCCATGCCGCTCAGGAGAGCTCCACACCATTCCATCACACCATCTGACCAGTCCGCGCAGCTCTATGACTTTTGGGTGTGTATCCGGAGCATCATCCGGCAGGGGTAAACCTGAAGGATTAAACAGCCTGACTTCCGCCCCCATCGCCGTCAGCAGGCGACCCGCCTCTTCTGCTGCAAAACGACTGTACGAACGCTCTCTTACCGAGCCATACAGAATCAGAATGCGTGGAGATTCATTGAGCTGTAGGTGCTCAGCAATCTTTTTATCGAAACAATCAGCGTTCAGTGCAGGAAAGTGTTCCATTATTTCTCCTCCGGGATATTACGGTGATTTCAAAGCTAATGCATATGGTTTACCATATGTATATTCTGAAGGGAACGGAGTAATCAATGCTACAGCCTGTTCAGCTTTTTAAAATCCTGTCGGATGAAACACGTCTCGCCATTGTCATGCTTCTCCGGGAGTCCGGCGAACTATGCGTATGCGATATATGTGCGGTCACTACTGAGTCACAGCCCAAAATATCTCGCCATATGGCTATTCTGCGTGAAGCAGAGTTAGTGCTTGACCGCCGGGAAGGCAAATGGATTCACTACCGTCTGTCTCCCCACATGCCAGCGTGGGCGGCTGAGACGATCACGACGACCTGGCAATGTATGAGAGAAGATGTGGGTGAATGGCTGTCAAAATCAGCCTGTACATCATGCTGAGAATTTTTCATCACATATACATAACCATATGCAAAGGAACCTGAAATGATTTTGGCAGGGAGTATATTTATACTGACGCTGGTCCTGGTCATCTGGCAGCCCAGAGGTCTAAGCATCGGTTGGAGTGCAAGTATCGGAGCAGTGTTGGCGCTGGGAACGGGAGTTATCCACATTCATGATATCCCTGTAGTCTGGAACATCGTCTGGAACGCAACAGCGGCATTCATTGCGGTGATCATCATCAGCCTGCTGCTCGATGAGTCCGGTTTCTTTGAATGGGCCGCGCTGCATGTTTCCAGATGGGGTAACGGGCACGGCCGCCTGCTGTTTACCTGGATAGTACTGCTTGGCGCAGCTGTTGCTGCTCTGTTTGCTAACGACGGTGCCGCGCTGATACTGACGCCAATTGTGATTGCAATGCTGCTCGCACTGGGGTTCAGCCAGGCGACGACGCTGGCCTTTGTTATGGCTGCGGGATTTATTGCCGATACCGCCAGCCTGCCGCTGATAGTTTCCAACCTGGTGAATATTGTCTCGGCGGATTTCTTCGATCTGGGCTTTACGCAGTACGCCTCCGTGATGGTCCCTGTGAACCTTGCGGCCATCGCTGCAACGCTGGCCATGCTCCATCTCTTCTTCCGCCGCGATATTCCGGCCAGATATGACGTTTCACTGCTCAAAACGCCTGCCAGCGCGATTAAAGATCCAGCGACGTTCAGGGCGGGCTGGGTTGTTTTACTGTTCTTGCTGACCGGTTTCTTTGTTCTGGAGCCGCTGGGGATCCCTGTAAGTGCGATAGCAGCAGTTGGGGCTGCGGTGCTTTTCGTGGTAGCAAAGCGTGGTCATGCCATAAATACCGGGAAAGTGCTGCGCGGTGCGCCCTGGCAGATAGTGATTTTCTCGCTGGGTATGTATCTGGTCGTCTACGGCCTGCGTAACGCTGGACTGACTGAGTCTCTTTCAGCCGTACTCAATATGCTGGCAGACAAAGGTTTATGGGCTGCTACGTTCGGTACCGGCTTCCTGACTGCGTTCCTGGCGTCTGTGATGAACAATATGCCGACGGTACTCATTGGCGCATTGTCTATAGACGGGAGCACTGCGTCCGGCATAGCCAGAGAGGCGATGATTTATGCCAATGTGATTGGCTGCGATTTAGGTCCTAAAATCACCCCGATAGGCAGTCTGGCAACCCTGTTATGGCTTCATGTGTTGGCACAGAAAAACATGACCATTACCTGGGGGTATTACTTCCGCACGGGCATAATCATGACTCTGCCCGTGCTGTTTGTCACTCTGGCCGCGCTGGCGTTACGGCTCTCCGTCACTTTGTAATGAGAAACAGATATGAGCAACATTACCATCTATCACAATCCGGCCTGTGGGACCTCACGTAACACGCTGGAGATGATCCGTAACAGCGGTAACGAACCAACCATTATTTATTATCTCGATACTCCCCCGACTCGTGATGAACTTATCAAACTGATTTCAGATATGGGTATTGGAGTACGTGCATTGCTGCGTAAGAACGTCGAACCCTATGAGCAGTTGGGTCTTGATGAAGAGAAATTTAGTGATGAGCAGTTGATTGATTTCATGCTTCAACACCCGATCCTGATTAATCGGCCGGTAGTCGTTACGCCGCTTGGCACTCGTCTTTGCCGCCCTTCAGAAATAGTGTTGGATATTCTACCGGAAGGTCAGAAAGGAGTGTTTACCAAAGAGGATGGCGAGAAAGTCATTGACGAAATGGGGAAACGGGTTAAGTAATCTGCCCACTTCAAAATATCGGACGCCTGTTAATGCTTTGCGGGCGTCCGCTTTTCGCTCAAACCAGACTGTCAGATGTAATGATGTTCAACCTACGAAATGTGTCAGCTCAAGCTTGGGCTAATCCCCCTTAGTTAGTGATCCCCATGTTGTGCCACCTGCCATCAACCCGCCTCAAATTGTATGCCGCCTGACAGGGCGGCATTCTTTTATCCATGAATACATCCATCCCAAACAACGACATTCCGCGTCTGCTGCGCAATCTGATCCGCATTGGCACCGTTGCCGAGGTGAATTTGGAGGAAGCAACTTGTCGCGTAAATACCGGCGGTAACGTCACCGACTGGCTGCACTGGCTGACGTCCCGCGCTGGGCGTTCCCGTGCCTGGTGGGCACCGTCTGCCGGTGAACAGGTTGTGCTGTTCTGCCTGGGCGGCGAGCTGGATACCGCCTTTGTAATGCCTGGCATTTTTTCTGATGAATTTCCGGCGCCGTCTGCGTCCGCCGATGCCCTGCATGTGTCATTCCCTGACGGCGCGGTGATCGAGTACGAACCCAAAACCGGCGCACTGCTGGCAACCGGCATCAAATCCGCCACGGTAACCGCCTCGGATAAGGTGTCTGTAACTGCTCCGCTGATCACCTGCACGGCGAAAACCCGCATCACACTCGACACGCCCGAAGTGGTCTGCACCAACAAGCTCACGACAGGCAGCCTGGAGGTGAAACAAGGCGGAACCCTAACCGGCAACCTCACCCATTCAGGCGGGAGTCTCACGTCAAACGGCGTGGTTGTTCATACCCATAAACACGGCGGCGTCCAGACGGGCGGCGGTAATACCGGCACACCGATCTAATAAGGGGATTTAATGAGCAAGAATCTAAAAGTATTTTTGTCTGTTTTCGCTGCAACGACAGCGGGCGTCATGCTGGCAAGCGGGACGAATGGCTGGTGGTTAGTGGCGGGTATCGGCGTGTACCTGTTGTTTAAAAATGACTAACGCGAAATACATCGGCATGGCGCGCGAGTCAGGGCGCGGCGTCGAAGACCTGGCGCACATTCAGCAGTCGGTCAGCGACATTCTGCGCACGCCCGTCGGTTCCCGCATCATGCGCCGTGACTATGGTTCATTGCTGTCTGAACTGACTGACCGTCCGCAGAATGCGGCGCTGCGCCTGCAAATCATGGCGGCCTGCTACAGCGCGATCCTCAAATGGGAGCCACGCGTCAGCCTGACCGGCATCACCTTTGAAACGACGTTCGACGGGAAAATGGTGGTGGATATCACCGGCACCCGCAAAGACACGTCCGCCGCCATCTCCTTAACCTTACCCGTGAGCTAACCATGGCAACTATCGACCTGAGCCAGTTACCCGCCCCCGACGTGGTGGAGGTGCTGGATTACGAAATCCTGCTAGCTGAGCGCAAAGCCACGCTGGTCTCGCTGTACCCCGAAGGCCAGCAGGCCGCAATTGCCCGCACGCTGACCCTGGAGTCTGAGCCGATGGTGAAACTGCTGGAGGAGAACGCTTACCGCGAAGTGATCCTGCGTCAGCGGGTAAACGAGGCGGCGCAGGCGGTGATGCTGGCTTATGCCTCCGGTAATGATCTCGACAATATCGCCGCCACGTTCAGCGTGGAACGCCTGACGATCACGCCTGCGGATACGGTCAGCGTGCCCGCCGTGGCGGCTGTGATGGAAAGTGATGCCGATTTGCGTATCCGTGCGCAGCAGGCGTTTGAAGGACTGAGCGTAGCCGGTCCCGTCGGCTCTTATGAGTATCACGGGCGCTCGGCTGACGGGCGCGTGGCGGATATTTCAGTGATCAGTCCGTCGCCTGCCTGCGTGACAATTTCCGTGCTGGCACAAACCGGCAACGGCACCGCCCCCGCCGACCTGCTGGCGGTGGTTCAGGCCGCGCTCAATGACGAGAACGTGCGCCCCGTGGCTGACCGCGTGACTGTCCAGTCAGCTACGGTGGTGAATTACACCATTGATGCGGTGCTGTATCTGTTCCCTGGTCCGGAAGCCGAACCCATTCGCGAAGCCTCTGAGGCAAAACTGATTGCTTACACCACGGCGCAGCACCGTTTAGGTCGCGACATCCGGCTGTCCGCCATTTATGCCGCGCTGCACGTTGAAGGCGTGCAGCGGGTGGAGCTGAAAAGCCCCGCCGCTGACATCGAGCTGGATAAAACGCAGGCGTCATTCTGCACCGCGTACACCCTGAAAGTGGGCGGCTACGATGAGTGATCGCCTGCTGCCCGTTGGTTCCTCTGTTCTTGAGGTTGCTGCTGCTGATGCCTGCGCCGCGCTTGAAAACGTGCCGGTGCCGCTGCGGCAGCTCTGGGATCCGCTGGCCTGTCCGGCCAGGTTTTTACCGTACCTGGCGTGGGCGCTGTCGGTTGACCGCTGGGATGAAAACTGGCCGGTTGCCACCAAGCGCCGCGTTATTCAGTCGGCGTGGTTCATTCACTGCCACAAGGGAACTATTGGTGCCATCCGGCGCGTGGTGGAGCCGCTTGGCTACCTGATTAACGTGACCGAGTGGTGGGAAACCAATGACGAGCCTGGGACGTTTCGCCTGGATATCGGGGTGCTGGAAACCGGCATTACCGAAGAAATGTATTTAGAGATGGAAAGGCTGATTGCTGACGCTAAACCGGCCAGCCGCCATCTGATCGGCCTGACCATCACCCAGGATATTAAAGGTGATGTTTACATTGGCGCAGCGCAGTACACCGGCGAGCTGCTGACCGTTTACCCCGCATAAGAGGACGCTATGAGCACATTTAAATCCGTCGTCACCACGCTCGGCCAGTCGCGTATTGCGGCCGCCATCGCGGCGGGGACTGACATCAACATCACGCAGCTTGCCGTCGGTGACGGCGACGGCAAGGCGACCACGCCCGTCGCCACCCAGACCAAACTGGTTAAAGAGGTGTACCGCACGCCGCTCAATTCCTTAAAGCTGGATCCCACTCACGGCAACTGGGTGATTGCCGAGGCCGTGATTTCTGCCAGCGTCGGCGGTTTCTGGATGCGCGAAATGGGATTGTTTGCTGACGACGGCGCGCTGATTGCCGTCTGCAACATGGCGGACACTTACAAGCCGACCCTGGCGGAAGGTTCAGGCCGCACGCAGACGCTGCGGATGGTGATTGCCGTCAGTAACACCGAGGCTATCAGCCTGCTGATCGACGACTCGGTGATTATGGCAACGGAGCAGTATGTGAATGACCTGCTGGCCGCGCATGAAAAATCCCGTAACCATCCCGACGGCACGCTGACGGCAAAAGGTTTTGTCCAGCTCAGCAGCTCGGTCAGCAGTACCAGCGAAGTTCTGGCCGCGACGCCGAAAGCGGTCAAGGCCGCCAACGACAACGCCAATACCCGCGTGCCTGCCACCCGCAAGGTAAACAATAAAGCCCTGAGCGCTGATATCACGCTGACGTCGGCTGACGTAGGCGCAATTGCCCCCGCCGAATTTGGCCTGGGGGGTAAAGCGCCGGTACTGCCTTCAACCATTACGTTGCTGGCTGACCCGTCGATTATTGGTTTTGAATCGACGTGGACAGTGACCAGCGGTTATACCGATGCCCCGGCGGGCAATACCAGCCCTACGGGTGTTTTGCATAATATCCGCCGTGCTTATGATGCCGGTTGTTCCTTAATTCAATATCTCTACATGACCGGCGGCGCAGTCTATGTCCGAACCGCAGCTGTCTCATCAGGCGTTATTACATGGCATGGCACAAGCTTATCCGGTGACGTTAACGGCTGGCGAACAGTCTATGATTCAGCCCAGAAGCCGACGGCCTCAGAAGTCGGTGCCTTGCCCGTCGCTTCTGCCGTTCTGGGCACCGTCAATATCAACACGTTTAACCTGGCAAAAATTGGCCTTTACGTGCAAAGCACAGGCGCGAATGCCACGGTAGCAAACGGCTATCCGCCAGGCTCGCAGGCGGCGGGCGTGCTGGAGATTATCCCTGCCTCCTGGACGGGTGGAGTACTCCAGCGTTACACGGTGCAAAACACCGGCATGGTGTGGACGCGTGCGCTGAATGCGTCCTGGAATGGCACCGATGGACCATGGCGCGACTGGGTACAGGCCAGCACCGCCGGTTCTGTTGCAGCAAACACCGCCCTCGGTTCAACTGACCTGAACACCGTGGGCTTTGGCCTGACGGCGGTGCAGGCCGCTGTCTATCACCAGACGGCTAACGCTTCAGCCACCGCTGACAGACATTATCCCGAAGCCAAAGCGGGAACTCTGTATGTCACGGGCAGCGCCTACGGCGGGCAACAGATGTATGTGACGTTTGAGGGGCGGATTTATATCCGTGGTCTTTCCAGCGTATGGAACGGGACAGATGGTCCGTGGAAAGACTGGATTTCGATTTACGGCACCAACAATAAGCCCACCGCCGCAGACGTGGGCGCATGGACGGCAGCGCAAAGCGCAGCCAGTGAAAAGGCGCTGTCTGATGAAATTGCGACAGCCTTTAAAATCCGCACGAACCTAACCGCAGCCGATACCCCGAACACCCTGCGCGGCAGCGGCATGTTTGGGCATTACGGCGTGCCAGGTGTCGCTGCGGCGACGACGGACAAAGGCTATCCGATGAACGGTTTCGTCGGGGCGATTTTTGTTACCTGGGGTCCGAATGCGACGCAGCAGATTGCATTCAATAGCAACGGTCGGCAATTTACCCGCGCCATGACGGGGGCGTGGAACGGCGTTGATGGTCCATGGTCTGCCTGGAATGAAATTTACTGCCAGGCCAACAAGCCCAGTCCCGCAGAAATTGGCGCGTTAGCCACCGGTGACGTGCTTGTCGGTATGCCGGTTCCCTGGCCTTCTGACACCGTGCCCGCCGGTTTTGCGCTGATGGTCGGGCAGACATTTAACAAGACAACGTACCCGTCTCTGGCTATCGCTTACCCTTCCGGCGTTATTCCTGATATGCGCGGGCAGACCCTCAAAGGCAAACCGGCCAGCGGGCGCGCCGTGCTTTCCCTGGAGCAGGACGGGGTCAAAAGTCACAACCATACCGCCACAGCCAGCAATACCGACCTCGGACGGAAAACGACGAGTGCGTTTGATTACGGACGAAAAGGAACATCCGGCTTTGACTACGGCACCAAAGGGTCAGACGGCCAGGGCGCACACCAGCATCAGATGGGGGTCGCCGGTGCCAATAACCGCTTTGGTGCGATTGGGGTAGCGAAAGATTACGGCTTTAGCGGTTCCAATAATGCCAATCAGACAGAAATGCCGGTGACCAGCGTGGACGGCAACCACGGACATAACACCTACATCGGCGCGCACGATCACTATGTCGATATTGGGGCACACGATCATTACATCGACATGGGCGCCCACGGGCACACCATCACCGTAAACGCCGCCGGTAACACGGAAAACACCGTGAAAAACGTGGCCTTTAATTACCTTGTGAGACTCGCATAATGTTCAGATATTCAGATAAGACACAGACAATTAAGGTGTATGACTTTTCCGCTATCACCGGCGAACTGATTGGCAAAAGCGACGCCATGATCCCGCCGGATACCGGCCTGCCTGCGCGTTGCACGGACATTGTGCCCCCGCAGACAGAAAAAGGTTTTGTGGCGGTTTTCACCGGCGAAGCCTGGGCAGTGGTGGCAGATTTTCGGGGTAAGGTGGTCTACAGCACACTGACGGGTCAGCAGACAACCATCACGGAGCTGGGCGCGTTGCCTGAGAATACGACGGATATCGCCCCTGCCACCCGCTTTGACCGCTGGGACGGCGCGGCCTGGGTGAAGGATGATGCGGCGGAGCGCATTCAGCAGATTCAGGAAGCGGAAGTGCAGAAGAAAACGCTGATGCAGCAGGCCGTTTTGCAAATTGATACGCTTCAGGACGCCATCGATCTGGATATGGCTTCAGAGGACGAAAAGGCGCAAATTGTCGGCTGGAAAAAATACCGCGTGCTGCTTAACCGGCTGGATGCGAACGCCGCGCCGGATATCACCTGGCCTGAAATCCCTGCCTGACCCTCGCCCCGAAAGGGGCTTTTTTGTTTCTGCTCCGCCACGTTGTGCCATTGTTCAAACATCCCTCCCGCCGTGCCTGCGCGTACACAACACGCGATGATTGACTGGCTTATTAATCACAGGAAAAACACCATGGCTGATTATCATCACGGTGTGCGCGTTGTTGAAATCAATGACGGCACCCGCGTTATCTCCACCGTTTCCACCGCCATCATCGGGATGGTCTGCACCGGCGAGGATGCCGACGCGGCGACCTTCCCGCTGGATACGCCCGTACTCATTACCAACGTGCTGACCGCCGCAGGCAAGGCCGGTAAAACCGGCACGCTCCGCGCCTCCCTGATGGCCATCGCCAACCAGGCTAAACCGGTTGTCGTCGTCGTGCGCGTTGCCGAAGGCAAAGACGACGCAGAAACCACTTCTAACATCATCGGCGGGTCGGATGAAACCGGCATGTATACCGGCATGAAAGCCCTGCTGTCTGCGCAAACGGAACTCGGCGTAAAGCCGCGCATTCTCGGCGTGCCAGGGCTGGACAATCAGGACGTCGCCACTGCGCTGGCCGCCGTCTGTCAGCAGCTCCGCGCCTTTGGCTACATCAGCGCTTACGGATGCAAAACCGTGTCTGATGCCATCAGGTACCGCGACAATTTCAGCCAGCGTGAGCTGATGGTGGTCTGGCCTGATTTCGTGTCCTGGAACACCACCACCAACGCCAGCGACATCGCCCCCGCGACGGCTTACGCGCTCGGCCTGCGTGCCAAAATCGACGCCGAAACCGGCTGGCATAAAACGCTATCTAACGTCGGCATCAACGGCGTGACCGGCCTGTCTGCCAGCGTGTACTGGGATTTGCAAACCACCGGCACCGATGCCGACCTGCTGAACCAGGCGTGCGTCACCACCCTTATCCGCAAGGATGGCTTTAAATTCTGGGGGCAGCGCACCTGCTCTGACGATCCATTGTTCCTGTTTGAAAACTACACCCGCACCGCGCAGGTGCTGGCGGACACCATCGCCGAAGGGCATATGTGGGCATCAGATAAGCCCGTTACCCCGACGCTTATCAAAGACATGATTGCGGGCATTAACGCCAAACTGCGCGAAATGAAAACCGCCGGTCTGTTGGTTGATGGCAACTGCTGGTATGACCCAGAAGCCAACACCGTCGAAACCCTGAAAGCGGGCAAATTATTCATTGATTACGACTATACGCCGGTGCCGCCGCTGGAAGATTTAACCCTGCGTCAGCGCATCACCGATCAGTACCTGGCGGATTTCGCCACGTCCGTTAACAGCTAAGAGGCGCTAAAACATGGCACTGCCTAAGAAACTGAAATACCTGAACCTGTTTAACGACGGGAACAGCTACCTGGGCATGGTCAGCGCGCTGACGCTGCCAAAACTGACCCGCAAGCTGGAGAACTATCGCGGCGGCGGCATGACCGGTTCGGCCTCGATTGATTTTGGCCTGGACGACGACGCGCTGAGCTTTGAGTGGACGGTGGGCGGGCTGGATGAGCTGGTATTGCAGCAGTGGGGCGCAGTCGATGCCGTGCCGCTGCGCTTTGCCGGTTCCTTCCAGCGCGACGACACCGGCGAAACCTCCGCCGTGGAAGTCACGATGCGCGGACGCCACAAGGAAATGGATTTCGGCGAGTACAAACAGGGCGAAGATACCGAAACCAAAATCACCACCCAGTGCACCTATTTCAAGCTCACGATTGACGGCAAAGACATGATTGAAGTCGATACCGTGAACATGGTGGAAATCGTCGGCGGCGTTGACCGCGTGGCGGAACACCGCAAAAACATCGGCCTGTAATCCGAACCCCGCGCCGGACTCCGGCGCGAAACCTCACTTTAAAATAAGAGACACCGCTATGTCAGAACACAATGAAAACATCGTAATCCTGGAAGAACCGATCAAACGCGGCGACACGCTGATTAACCAGGTTGAAGTCATCAAACCCAATGCCGGACACCTGCGAGGAATTGGCCTGGCGGCGCTGGCGAATGCTGACGTTGACGCGCTGACCGTGATCCTGCCGCGCATTACCGCCCCGAACCTGACCGCCCAGGACTGCAAAAGCCTGAACCTGCCCGACCTGATTGCCCTGGCGGGTAAGGTGATTGGTTTTTTATCGCCGAAATCGGAACAGTAAAACTTCCCCCGACCCTGACGGTCGATGACCTGATGGCGGACATTGCGGTGATCTTTCACTGGCCGCCGTCAGAAATGAACCTGATGACGCTGACCGAGCTTTGCGGCTGGCGTCATAAGGCCATGCAGCGCAGCGGAGCCGACAGTGAGTAATTTAAAAGTAGAGGTGCTGTTAAAGGCGGTTGACCAGGCGACCCGCCCGTTTAAATCGGTTGAGAACGCCAGTAAGGCGCTGTCCGGAGACATTAAAAACTCTCAGACCGTGCTCAAAGACCTGAACGCTCAGGCCGGAAAGATTGACGGATTCCGCAAGTCCAGCGCGCAGCTTGCCGTCACCAGCCAAAAGCTGAAAAATGCCAAAGCGGAAGCGGCGGCGCTGGCTATCCAGTTCAAAAACACCGCCAGCCCGACCCGCGCACAGGCGCAGGCGATGGAGTCCGCGAAGCGCACCGCCGCGCAGTTGCAGACCCAGTTCAACGGGCTGCGGCAGTCGGTGCAGCGTCAGCGCACGGAACTCAGCCAGGCGGGCATCAGCACGCGCACGCTGTCTGACTCTGAGCGCCGCCTGAAAACCTCCATTAGCGAAACCACCGCGCAGCTCAACCGCCAGCGTGAATCCCTGGCACGCGTCAGCGCGCAGCAGGCCAAACTCAACGCGGTCAAAGGCCGGTATCAGGCCGGTAAACAACTGGCCGGCAGCGTGACCGGCGCGGGTGCGGCGGGCGTCGCGATTGCGACAGCGGGCACGGTAGCCGGTGCCGGGATGCTCAAGCCCGGCTATGACTTTGGGCTGAAAAACTCAGAGTTACAGGCAACGTTAGGATTAGAAAAAGACTCTGCCGATATGACCGCGCTGCGCACCCAGGCGCGGCAGCTCGGCGATAACACCGCCGCATCTGCCGACGATGCCGCCGCCGCGCAAATCATCGTCGCCAAATCGGGCGCGGACAAGGACGGCATTCTGGCGGCGACGCCGACCATCCTGAATCTGTCCCTGGCAAACAAACGCACCATGGAAGAAAACGCCACGCTGCTGATGGGCGTGAAATCCGCGTTTGGCATGACGAACGACACCGTGTCACATATCGGCGACGTGCTTTCCACGGCCATGAATAAGTCCGCCGCCACCTTTGAAGGCCTGTCAGACACCATGACCTACGCCGCACCGGTAGCGAAACAGGCCGGTATCAGCGTCGAAGAAACCGCAGCGATGGCCGCTGCGCTGGCGGATGCCAAAATCACCGGCTCGATGGCGGGCACCGGTGCCCGTGCGGTCATTACCCGTTTGCAGGCACCGACGGGCACCGCAGCGGCGGCGCTGGGTGAGCTGAAGGTGAAAACGGCGGACGGCAAAGGCAACATGCGCCCGCTGTTTACCATCCTGAAAGAAATGCAAAAGAGCTTTGAGAAAAACAAGCTCGGCACGTCGCAGCGTGCGCAGTACATGAAGGCCATCTTTGGCGAGGAGGCCAGCTCGGCGGCGGCGGTGCTGATGGGGGATGCGTCATCCGGCAAACTCGACAAACTCAGCCAGGCGCTGAAAACCTCGGACGGCAAAACCGAGGCGCTGGTGGCGGTGATGCAGGACAACCTCGGCGGCGACTTTAAGGAATTTCAGTCCGCTTATGAGGCCGTCGGTACTGACCTGTTTGATCAGCAGGATTCGTCCCTGCGCAAACTGGTGCAGACCGCCACCGGCTACGTGCTGAAACTGGATAAGTGGATTGTGAACAATAAAGCCCTGGCGGCGACGCTCGGCAAGGTGGCAGGCGGTGCGTTGCTGATTACCGGCGCGCTCGGCGTGTTTGGCCTGGTGGCGGGTCCGGTAATCAGCGGCATCAATCTGATCGTCGCCGCCGCCGGTGTGCTCTGGAGCATCCTCGGCACGGTGGGCGGTGCGATTGCGACGGTGATCGGCGGGCTTACGCTGCCAATAGTGGCGATTGGCGTGGCGATTGTCGCCGGTGCCCTGCTTATCCGTAAGTACTGGGAGCCGATCAGCGCGTTCTTTGCGGGCGTCATTGAAGGGTTAGGGATTGCGTTCGAACCGGTAAAAGAGATGTTTTCGCCGCTTAAGCCGGTGTTTGACTGGCTGGGGGATAAGCTCAAAGTCCTGTGGCAGTGGTTCAAAGACCTGATTGAGCCTGTGAAATCCACGCGGGAAACGCTGAACAGTTGTAAAGATGCGGGCGTGTCGTTTGGTCACCTGGTCGCGAACGCACTGACCGCGCCGTTGCAGGTGGCAAATAAGCTGCGCAGCAGCGTGGTCTGGCTGCTGGAGAAGCTCGGCATCATCAAGGATGAATCCGCAGACATTGATAAGGCAGCCGACAAAGCTGACCGGCGCACGAAACAAAACGGCGATGCGGATCCGGCAGAACACCCGCTGGATAACCCCGCGCCGGTCACGCCACCGCCTGGCGGCCTGCCGGGCGGCGGTTATGCGCCGGTGTCCGTCGGCGGCGGGCGCAGCTATATCGACCGCAGCACGCACAATTACACCATTGCCGCCGGTGCCGGTTTGGGCGTTCAGGACACTAGTCGCCAGATCCGCGCCGAGCTGGAAGCCCGTGACCGCGCCCGCGCCGCACAGCAGCGTTCCCGCATGGATAACGATTAAGGAGAACCCCGCATGATGTTAACGCTTGGGCTGTTTGTCTTTCAGTTGCAGACCGTCCCTTACCAAAGTTTGCAGCGCGATGTCGATTACCGCTGGCCGGTAAACAACCGCGTCGGCCTGCGCCCGCTGCCGCAGTTCCTCGGGGTGAATGAGGAGAAAATTACCCTGTCCGGCGTGCTGATGCCGGAAATCACCGGCGGGAAGTTGTCACTGCTGGCACTGAACCTGATGGCTGACGAAGGCAAGGCGTGGCCGCTGCTGGAGGGCAGTGGCACCATTTACGGGATGTTCGTGGTGAACAGCGTCAGCGAAACCCACACGGAGCATTTTTCCAACGGTGCCGCCCGCCGGATTGAATTTACGCTGACGCTGACCCGCGTGGATGAATCCCTGGCGGCGATGTTTGGCGACATGAAAGCCCAGGCCGACGGGCTGCTGGATCAGGCCGGTGGTTTAACGGGACAGCTGGGAGGCCTGCTGTGATTACGGATATGACCATCGGTGCCGGTGCGCAGTTTGCGCCGGACTTCACGGTGACTGTCGGCGGCAAAGACATCACGCAGGACGTCGGCAACCGGCTGATATCGCTGACGCTCACGGATAACCGCGGCTTTGAGGCTGACCAGCTCGACATCGCGCTGAGCGACACCGACGGCCTGCTGGACATGCCGCCACGCGGTGCGTTGATTAATATTGCGCTCGGCTGGAAAGGCCAGGCACTGACGAACAAAGGTGACTTTACCGTGGATGAGGTGGAGCACCGCGGAACGCCGGACACGCTGACCATCCGCGCCCGCAGTGCGGACTATCGCGGCAGCCTGAATTCCCGCCGCGACAACTCCTATCACGACACGACGCTGGAAGCGGTGGTGTCGGCAGTGGCGGCGCGCAATAACCTCAAGTCCGCCGTTGCGGAGCCGTTCAAAGGCGTGAAGGTATCGCATATCGATCAGACCCAGGAAACCGACGCGAAATTTATCACCCGCCTGGCGGAGCTGAACGGCGCGGTTGTTGCCATCAAGGCCGGTAATTTGCTGTTTATCAAACCAGGGGCAGCAAAGACGGCAAGCGGGAAGCCGATCCCACAGATGACGATCATCCGCAGCGACGGCGACGGGCACACGTTCAATATTGCTGACCGTGGGGCTTATACCGGCGTGTCGGCAAGCTGGCTGCATACCAAAGACCCGAAGCCTAAAAAAGTGAAGGTACAAAGGAAACCGAAAGTGCAGTACCTGCGAGCCCTGCAACACCCGAAGGCAAAAAAGGTCAGCACGAAGGCACAGAAAACGCCGGAGGCGAAGGAAGGGGAATACCTGGCGGGGAGCGATGAAAACGTGTTTGCCCTGACCACCATCTACGCCACGCAGAAAGCGGCCATGCGGGCAGCGCAGGCAAAGTGGGACAAACTCCAGCGCGGTGTCGCAGAGTTCTCGATCTCCCTGGCTCGCGGGCGGGCTGATTTATTCCCTGAGACGCCGGTGGCGGTGTCCGGATTTAAATCCGTGATTGACGCGCAGCCCTGGATAATCAGTAAGGTGACGCACAGCCTGGGCGGCAGCGGGTTTGTGACAACGTTAAATCTCGAGGTGCTGCTGTCTGATGTGAGTTATGAGGCGACGGGAAGTGACGAGATAAGCCAGTGA